GGCGTTAGAATCTACCTTAACGTCTGTAATTGCATTATCTGCTATTTTAGTACCTGTAACTGCACTATCCGATATCTTAGCAGTTGTAACTGCGTTAGCAGATATTGTGGTTGCACCATCTGCACTGGATGTTACATCCCCTGAATGGTTAGGATGAACATATTCGTTAGCATTGGTATCTCCTGTATATCCTAAGTCAGCAAGAGTTAGAGTTCTCTTAGCCATTGCAGTAATATGACCAGTAGAGTTAGTGGTTATGCTATCTACTATTTCTGCACCAGTTGTATCAATGTTAGTCGTAGAGTATGTTGGGTGTGTGTATGGGTTTGCAAGTTCTGATGTTATTGGTATGTTGAAGTAATTATTACCATCATTAGTGAAAGTCCATCTGTTAGTTGTTTCATTCCACTTAATCTGAACATTTGTGTAGTTTCCTCTTTCTACTTCTATACCTGCATCAGTAGTTGAGTTACCTGTTTGGTTCTTATTCAATAGAATGGTATTATCTTCTATTGCTAAGTTTGCTACATCAAGAGTTGTAGTAGAACCACTTACAACTAAATTACCGCTAACAGTGAGATTACCTCCCATTGTTACCCCTACACCAGTTCCTATGGATACAGGAGAATTGACTTGTGATAACCTTGATATCAAATTACTAACACTTACATCAACATCAGTAGCAGATAAAGATAAATCAATAGCCCCATCATTGTTATCATCATAAGAAGCAGATATGTTAGTATGACTAGCATTAGTAACTAACATATCCCCAACAATATCTTGAACTTGTTCAGTTGTAAGTTGAGTATTCGTATCAGTAGCAGAAAGAACTCCACTACCATCTATACTGAGATTAGTTCCTACTTTTACTCCACCAAGAGCATTAGCAGTAGCGGCGGGAAGAGAGTAATTGTTTGCATTAGCGGCAATCCCATCTAACTTAGTTATCTGAGTTGATGTAGCCAAACCTGTTTGAGATGCAGTTGCATTTGGTATTGCAGAAGTATATTCTATGTCTGATAGTAGAGCAAGAGTACCTGTTGTAGAAGGTAAAGTCAATGTTCCTGAACCCTTTGTAATAGTCCCATCTTTATTTATTCGTATAGTTTCAGTATTGTTATCTATTATACTAAGACCTTGATTTGGTTGTCCAAACCCTAAAAACTGCACTTTTCTATTTGTTGCATCGGCGGCACTGTTCGCCGCTATTTGTATGATGGCAACAGGAATATCACCTGACTTCAAAGCAGATATCTTGTCGTTCTGTCTGTCCTCTCTTAGTTTTAGAGTGTTTATTGTTTCATTAGATTGAGAACCATCACAAACAACAAGCAAAGCATACCAGTTTCCATTGGTTGTTGATGTTCTTGTTTGAAATACTGCGGGAGTTGCAGAGGATGACTCACCACCGGAAGGAGTATCACCATTACCATCTCCTGTTGTAGTAGTGTCTTCTACTTCTAACAATATTCCTTCTCTTAGAAACTTGTTAGTCCCTCCTAATGTGTATTTTGTATAGTCTCCACCATCAGATAAGGTGATGTCGAATCCTTCTACTATTCTACTACCGCCAGTAGCGATATTCAAAGAATTAATCAGACCACTATGAAGACTATCAACATCATCACGTATCCTACCTAATGTTCCCGAACTATCAAGTGTGCTGATAAAATCAGGGTTAGTTCTTGCAGAAATTATCTCACCTCCATTCTAATTGTAAACGTCAACGTGTCTGTTGAGGCTAACACTCCTGTATTGCTGAACGTGACTCGACTTAACATTTTATCTCCTGATGTGTTGAAAATACCTAATTCAGATATACCTTCACTACCAAGTTCTGTTCCTGTAAATGATATGTCCCAAGTTAGTATATTTCCTATAACACTTGGAGTAACAGTCTTCTCAGCGACAAAGGCATCTAACTCAATATCAGCAGAAGAAGGAGCATCACCTCCACTACCCACTTTTATTTTAGTGTAGTTTGCAGCAATAAACGTCTTTCCTATATCATCAATTCCGGCATCTGTTATCATATTCATCCCTCAATCATAAAATCTATCTTTGTAGTGTTTTAGTATCCCAAACTCAGATGGGCCAGTATCAACATCAAACCCAACTGTTTCTCCAAATCCTACTGTATCATCAAACCCAATATTTGCATTAGGTAATGCTCCTCTGTGTATGTATTCAATATCTAATAAAGTAATATTCAAATCCTCAAAAAATGTTAGTCTTCTTTCTGATTCATCTTCTCCATTTTCTCTCAATAGAGAAGTCACGTTGCTTTCAGATGCTTGGGATATTCCACTTAGTATCTCAGCAATTCCCTTACTGTATGAACCGACAGTGAGTTTCATAGTTGGCCCTAATACGTTTTCAATTTCAAATATTATGTAATCTCCCTTTGGTATTTTATAATTTGGAAAATCTAAGTGTAGTATATCCCCTGCTTCAAATAACTCAAACCCATCTTTCTTTATCTCTAATGTTATTTTTCTTGAGTCTCCGTTGTGTATCTGTAAAACTTTCATTGCTTTCAAGTCTGCATCTTCTTTTGTTACAATTGTAGAGTCATTAATAGTAACAACTTTTTCAACATTTATTGTAGGGTCTTCATCTTGTCCTTTTACTTTATTTCCGTTGACAATTACTTTACTCGCTTTATCAAACAAAGCAACGTTGTTACTTATTGGTTCTCTGCCTATTAGATGTTCAAATCTAACTTCCTTTCTTCTTAGACTTGATGTATCCTCAAAGTTTCTAAATATTACATTACCATTGTGGATTTTGTAGTCCATTCCTTTAGCCTGAACTAATGAGTTTATTGCAGTATACACATTAGTATTATCGAATTTTAGATTAGTAACAAAAGTTTTCTCATTCATTTTTATTATATTGGAATATTGAGGAGGAGAATAGAATTTTTCTCCCGATGCAAAGGTTATGGTTTGGTTATTAATAGAAAGTATCTCTCCTATTACGTGTCCTTCTTCTGTATAAATAACATCACCCGCAGAAAGACCAACAACGTTTTCCATGCAAACTACTGTGTTTGTCCCATTAGAGTTCACAATGTTACTAGTGAATGTTGCATTACTTTTCGTGAAGTCATATTCTAAACCTGCATCCTTGACTATGTTATTCAGTTCAGTGTTTACATTAGAACCAATCTCAAAACTAGTTCCTATGTAACATCTATCTAAACTAGTTAACTTTGCCTTTCTACTTAACGTTATATTGAAAATCTCACCAAAAGAAACCACACCACTACCACTGAGTTTACCATCATATGTTAATACTAAGCACTGTTCTGTTTTTGATTTGCTCGTACCTTTCTTTCTTGCTAATGAAACAGTAAAATCTAATCTCTTTTTCTTATTACCATCAGAAACAAAAGCAGATATCACTTCCTCATCAGTAAAACCTTCTACTGCCTTTACTGTTGTTCTTGCTTCAAGATAAGGATTATTTGCAGTAATAGCGTTATCAACATCTAATTTCAAATACATTGAATAAACTGCTTCATTGTAATATTGATTTTCTGTATTAGAAGATTCAGTAGACGCTACACCTCTAATGAAACTGTTAGTTGTTGTATCATACTTCAATCCACTATCATGTAGCACATTGAACTCTATCTTATCCGGTGTATCATCAAAGGTTCTTTCTGATATTTTCATTAGTCTGTAATAATTACCATTTGCAGTATCAATTGCAGTATCAAAGGTTAATACGTGTTTTTCCCAAGCAGCACTACCGCCTGATATTACTGGGGCGGTTATTTGGTGGTCAAGTATTTTAGTTATGAATTTTGGAATACCATGATGATTTGCACTACTCAAACTCTTACCGTCTTTTAGTTTCTCAGACACCAAATAGTAACCAGTCAAGTCAGGCATGAAGGATAACCAAGTATGAGCAGTTCCACTGTTGTTATCCCCTAAAGTAAATGTGAAGGTCTTGCTATCAGCAGACTTAGTTACTGCATCAGAAAACCCTGTGGCGTTTCTAAGTGTCAGATTAAATCTTGGTTTTACTATCATTTGAGTAGCATACATAAGACCTGTATTCAATGCTGCTCCTGTTATACCCGCTCCGGCATGGTTAGTTGCTCTTAGGTTATTATTTGTTAAATTGGCTCTATTACCTGCAAGTAATTTTAATGGGTATTCTTTAGTCTTCGTTCCCAACAAAGCAACTTTTCTTGTAGGCAGTATAGTAACTTGACCATTATTAAGGTTATATCTATGTGAAACCGAATTAGTGAAAGACCAGTAGCGAGCAGTCTGTGTGTGTTGGTCGTATGTAGTAGTTACGTCATCAGCATACCCCGACCATTTCGCTTGAGTTTCTAATTGCAATGGACTGCTTGATAGGGTTATTTCTTCTACACCCCTTGTGTTCTCAGATGCGGGAATCCAATCTTTGAATACACCAATACAGTTGTCATAGACATGGCTCTTTCCAATACCCATCATTTCTTTATCTACGGGAGTGTTAGTTGGGCCTTCATCAAATGATTCTCCAACCATAGCAGAAATTACCCTTGACATATGTAATCTAACTATACCTGAATCTTGAGTTAAATAGTTAATGTTGTCATCATTCCAACCGTCTATTTGGTGGAAGGGAGAATATCTCATATCTCTAATATAATCCTTGTCAGTAGGGTCTTTTATTTCCGCCATAAGTGGAAGTATAATGTTCATAGGGTTGTAAGTTTGAGTAGAGTTACCAACAGTATACTTAAGATTCTGATGACTAAACTGGTCAATACTAACAGGTGGTCTTATCAACCAATTTGTGTGGAATCTAATATCCCTAAGCCCTTCTTGTTTATCAACAAAGAAAGTATCTACTGAACCGTCTTCACCGTCTAATCTCGTAGATACTTCGTCTAAACTGTAATTCGGTGCAGAGAATAATCTAAAAGTTTCAATTCCAAATATAGGATAGTTAGTATATGCTGCATCTGCTGAGAACTCTAATACTTCACCAACACTTGCCGTCAACCCGTTTTGAGAAAAACCTTCCAATGCACTTACGGCCATTAATCCACCATATTCACCACTATTCAGTATGAAATCCCCATCAGGATGCTCCTCTGTGCTTGGCCTTGTTGCTGAACTCAATACAGGTGACTTGTAGAACATATCTCCTTTGACATCATTATCATCTAATTGAGAATGCGTGTAGTTTGGAGTTGCAACTGGTTTAATCATATGATAGTCAAAGTAAGAAACAGATGGAATATCTTTAACGTGACTCAAAGAATCAAAATCTATTGGGTTGAAATGCCAATCGAAGGTTGCTTCTACTAGTCTGATAACTCCCCATCTTCTAATATTAGTGGCATCAGTCGCATTTGGAGTGCTTTCCTTTATGTTCACTAACTCAAAGTTGACATTTCTTTTCAGCGTTTCAGAAGTAGCCCCATCATAGTGTTGATGTTTAACCACGCCAGTTTTCTGTGGAGAAGTTTCCAGTAAAACTCCATAGTTATCAAAACCAACATTGTGCTTGAATATGCTATTATGCCTTAATTTACTTGAAGGGAATATATCTCCTGTCATCAGTAGTTCGTAGTTTAGTGTTCTAGGGTCTATCTGCTCTAACTTAGAATACTCAATATCAACTTCATATGGGTCATTACCGGGTTCATCCCAGTATTTAGTATCTAAAGGATAACTCTTCGGCAAAGGAGCAGAAGCATGGTAAAACGAACTAAGGCCATTCCAACCCAATAGATTATTGCTACCATTCTTAGGTTTGTTTGTTGGAGTATCTGTTATGCTCTTGGTATCTCCTGTGGCCTTAACACCATAACCGATAGCATATCCCTGTATTGACTGAGGCTTTTTTCCTACGTTGTATATACTATCATAGGTTCTAACTAAGGCATTAGGATTCAGTGCTTGCAAATCCCAATAGCGAACAGTTTCTTTAGGTTCAATCTGTCCTCCTATCTCCAATGTATCAGGTATTCTATGTAGAAATCCTCCTGTTTCTATGTTGCTATTAACTAAGTATATTGAAGTGTTCTTGTCCCTTGTATCTGATGTATTAGAATCGAACCTACCTAATACCATTGGAAAGTTAGGTGCTATTTCCAATACAGTAGTAGAATCATCTTGTTTAATCTCTTTCACAATATCAAACATTTCTGAGTTAACACTCATAATATCATTCTTATCAAGAGTAACACCGTTTTCATTTCCTATTGAAAATGCGAATATTGCATCTCCTGTTGATATTGATTTTGGTGAAGATATATCATAACCTAAAACATCTCCAACTTTTGACCCAACGTTGGAACTTAGTTGTAATGGGGTATATGTAAAAGAAGAATCATAATCAATATCCAATCCTCTTTTGAAAGCAAGTCCTTTTTCGCTAATAGAAGTAAAATCAGAAATTGCTCCTGTATGTGCAATGTTGCTCTGCATTGCCTTTGTTCCTGAGATTTGATTATGTTGTGTAGAGGAATATGGGTCGAAGTATCTAATTGTATTTCCAATAGGCGAGTTTATGATTCTATGACTCAAAATAATAGAACCCGATGTTGCAGAACTTACTTCTCCAATCAATTCCCCACTACTGTTCAAAAGAAGTGTAAAAGGTTTCAAAGTAACATTAGGCGTTCCACTATACGTTATTTGCTTGTTAGCATTAGTTCCACTTGTAGTTACTGCAACGTTTGATATTCCAGTTATGGTAGAATGATTGGTTATTATTGGGGCTAAGGTTGTTTTTACAATATCAGAGTGTTGTGTCAACGTCTTGTCTATTGTAGCCCCTAAGAACTTAGATGTATCATCTCTACCTTGAAATTTGAAAGTAGTAAAACCATCAGAAGTATTAACATCTATGCTATCTACTTCACCGTTGAATACATCTTCGGATATGGAATACTTTCCTTGATAGTAATACATTCTACTCGCAGAAGCAGTTGGTTTTTGGTAAAAGGTCTTATCAGCATCTATAATTTTAGCATATTTATTGTATCTATCAGCATAGTCAATTTCTATTACATGGCTATTGTAAAGCAAAGGAGTAAACTTTGCCTTGTGTATTTTACTATCTGATTTAGCAACACCGACACCATCCATAGTTAGGGTCTGAAAATTACCGTTAGCATCAATTTTAACTTCTGCATCAGATTCAAAATCAACATTCAAAACACCAGTGTAAGGTGTGAGTTTCATTGGCTTTCTTATTATCGTAAAACCCGAAGAGTTTCCAGTCCAAGTCTTTGACTTAATTAGTTTGTAATCTTTTACAGTAAAACTCTGTTCAGTATCGCTTGTTTTA